CCAAGTTCTTCCTGCCTGCGGAGCGGATAGACGAAGCCACACAGCGCGATGGCGTGCCGTACAACATTTATATCCAGCGCGGCCTGCTACAGCCTTCAGGTGACAATTTCGTGGATTACCATGATTGTTATAACTGGTTCGTGGCGCTGGTCGAAAAATACCAGATCTTTCCGCTGCAGGTGGGTTATGACAGATACAGCGCCCAGTACCTGGTTAAGGATCTAGAACAGTACGGCTTTCACATGGATGATGTTTTCCAGGGCGAAAACCTGCATGGCGTCATCCAAGAGACACAGGGCCTGCTTGAAGATAAAAAGATACACATTGGGGACAATGACCTGTTGAAAATGCATATGCTCAATTCGGCTATAAAGATGTCAGTTGAGCGCGGACGCGGCAAGCTGATCAAGCTTAACCCGTCACTGCATATAGACGGCACAGCCGCCCTGCTGGATGCCATGTGTGTCAGGCAGAAGTGGTACGGCGAGATTGGCGAACAACTGAGAAACGAGGGATAGAAACATGGGTCTTTTGGACATTTTTTTAAAGAACCGCCCAAAGCCAAGAGGTGATTATACATCATTCGCAATGCTGAACGGAGATAAGCCGAGGTTTACAAAGTTCGGTTCGGACGTTTATCAAAGCGAGCTGGTCAGGGCGGCAATCGGCGCCAGAGCCACGCACATATCAAAGCTTAAGGTTGAGGTGATGGGAGCCGCACGGCCTGCCCTGCAGAACAAGCTGAAGCACGGCCCGAATCAGTTCCAGACATGGGCACAGTTCATGTACCGGCTGAGCACCATACTGGACGTGCACAACACGGCTTTCATTGTTCCAGTTTATGATGACTACGGCGAGATATCCGGCATCTTTGTACCACTGCCGGAACGGTGCGAGGTTGTCCAGTATGGCAACGTGCCCTATCTGCGCTATGAATTCAGCTGGAACGCAAAAGCGGCGGTTGAACTGACCTATTGCGGTATCATGACGAAATACCAGTACAAGGACGATTTCTTCGGCGAGAGCAACAAGGCCCTGCTGCCGACAATGGATCTGATCCATATCCAGAATCAAGGCATCAAGGAAGGCGTGGAAAGCGCCGCAAGCTACCGCTTTATGGCGAGGGTCAACAACTTCTCTAAGGCTGAGGATCTTGCCAAAGAGCGCAAACGCTTCACCGAGGAAAACTTCAGCCGGGATGCCAAAGGCGGCGGCCTGCTGCTGTTCCCGAACACGTACACCGATCTGAAGCAGATCGAGGTCAAGCCGTGGATGATCGATGCTGAGCAGATGAAGGTCATCCGGGATAACGTCTATGAATACTTCGGCGTCAATGAGGATGTGCTGACGAACAAAGCTTTCGGCGATGCGTGGAGCGCCTTCTACGAGGGGGCCGTGGAGCCGTTTGCAATCCAGTTTTCAGAGGTCATGACCAAGATGCTGTTTACGCTCAGAGAGCAGAGCCAGGGCAACAAAGTCATGGCATCGGCGAACCGGTTGCAGTACCTTTCCAATGCCGAGAAGCTGAACGTCAGCAGTCAGATGCTGGATCGGGGAATCATGAGCATCAACGATGTCCGGGAAATCTGGAACCTACCGCCGGTTGAAGGCGGTGACGTCCGGGTGATCCGGGGCGAATACTATAGCACAGATGACAGAATTGCAGGGGGTGAAGATAATGCCGAAGGAAATCAGGGCGTTTGAATTTGATGTCCGTGCAGAAGAAAATGAAGCGCATGGGCATTATCTGACAGGCCAACCGATTGTGGTAGGCGAAAGAACCAACATGGGTTGGTATGACGAAATCATAGATGATGGAGCATTGACGGACACCGATTTGAAGGATGTCCGTTTTTTGGTGAACCATAACACCGATATGATACCGCTGGCGCGAAGCCGGAATAACAACACCAACAGCACAATGCAGCTTGAGGTTGTGCCGGGGGCCGGGTTGTCAATCAGGGTGGATCTGGACACCGAAAACAATGCTGACGCCAAATCATTGTATTCAGCGGTGGGACGCGGTGACATAACCGGAATGTCATTTATGTTCATCACCGATGGAGATAGCTGGGAAGATCTGAACACAGACCATCCGACAAGGCACATCAGAAGCATCAAGCAGGTGCTTGAGGTGTCTGCGGTAACCTTCCCGGCATACAGCGCAACATCAATACAGCAAAGGGGCCTTGCGGATGCACTGGATAGTGCAAAAGCATCACTGGACAGTGCACGCGCCAAAGCAGAAGAGATCGAGCGCAGAAAACAGATTATTCGTATTTTGAGCGAGGTGTAACAATGGATATCAAAGAAATGACCATTGAACAGCTTGAAGAGCGCAGAACCGCCATTGTTGCGGAGCTGGACAGCCCTGAAGCAGACCTTGACGCGCTGGAGAGTGAAGCCAGGGCGATCAAGGAAGAACTGGAAACCAGAAAAGCTGATGCCGCCAGAAAGGCCGCGATCAGAGAGGATGTTGCATCCGGCAAGGGTGAAGTCATCCAGAAATTTGAAGCCCCGAAAGGAGACAGCGAAATGACCATTGAAGAGGTAAGAGCGTCCAAAGAATACATTGACGCTTATGCAAACTATATCAAAACAGGCCGTGACGAGGAATGCCGTTCTATCATTTCCGAGAACGCACCGGCATCTGTGACGGGTTCCGGCAAAGTTCCGGTTCCTACCTTCATCGAGGAAGGCATTAAGACGGCATGGGAAAATGACGCGATCATGTCCAGAGTCCGCAGAACATTCGTTCGCGGCAATCTGAAAGTCGCATTTGAGCGGTCTGCTGATCCGGCTGTGATCCATCAGGAAGGCACTAACGCGCCGGACGAAGAAACACTGACCCTTGGAATGGTCGAGCTGATCCCGGAGAACATCAAAAAGTGGATCACCATCACTGACGAAGCGCTGACAATGGGCGGCGAAGCATTCCTCAGATACGTCTACGATGAAATCACATACCAGATCGTGCGCAAAGCCGCCGCTGAAGGTATTGCTGACATCGTTGCCGCACCTGCCGCACATGGCGCTGCTGCCATCGGTGTTCCGGTTGTTTCCGGCGCTCCGTCCCTGACGATTGTGCCGACAGCCGCAGCCAATCTGACCGATGAAGCAAGCGACGTTGTTGTTGTGATGAACAGGCTGACCGAAGTGGAATTTCTTTCTGCTCAGGTTGGCGGCAGCTTTAATGTCGATCCGTTTGCAGGCCTGCCGCGCGTGTACACTTCCGCACTGAAAGCATACAGCGCAGCCACCACCGGTGAAACCTACGCTATCGTTGGTGACCTGTATGCTCTGCAGTACAACTTCCCGGAAGGTGACGGAATTGCCCTGAAGTACGATGACCTGAGCCTTGCGGAAAGGGATCTGGTTAAGATCGTAGGCCGCCAGTATGCCGCTCATGGCGTGACCGCACCGGGCAGACTTGTAAAGGTTAACAAAGCCTGATGAAAGTTGAACTTTTACGCGATGCACGGGTAACCTGCAAGGCCGGTGAAATCGTAGAGGTTTCGCCGGAATCTGCAGCGTTCCTCATTTCCATCGGTTCCGCGAGAGAAGTAAAAGCGGCAAAGCCGGAACCGAAGAAGACGGCAAAGAAATAAAGGGGGCATGAGCATGGCATTACTGGATAAAGTCAAACTGGCGTGCCGTGTCACGTCTGAAGCATATGACACGGAGCTGACAGATCTGATTGCAGCGGCGTTTGCAGACATGGGCATAACCGATATCAAAGCGGCAGTGCTTACGGAAACCGACACATTGCCACTTGTGGAACGCGCGGTGATCACCTTCTGCAAGCTGAATTTCGGTTATGTCATGCTGTCCGGTGATCAGTACGCACGTCTGAAGGCGTCATACGATGAGCAGAAAGCACAGCTTTTGATGTCATCGACATATACAGATTGGGGTGGTTCCGATGCGTGATGGGGGCATCATCAAACTGTATTCTCTGAAAGACGTGGCAACACCGGGCTTTATGCCTTCCGAAAAGCTTGTTTACAGCTGCGAATACTTTTTTTCCCGGGTGACCACCGGCGTGACAAGGCGATATGCCGCGCTGGGAGCCAACCGGGACTATACAGCGGTTGTGCGGTGCTGGAATACGCTTCTGACCCTGCCGGAAAACGTCCGGTATGCGATTGACGAGGACGGCACACAGTACCGCATTGATATTGCTGAACCTATTCATGATCAGGATGCAATAGACCTTACTTTGGTCAGATTAGAGGATTTTTACGATGTTGCAATCGAAGCTTAGACAGATCGGGTTGGCCTTCGCCCAGCTGACAACCTATTGTTATCATTATTACAGACCGGTTAACCACTTTCCCTGTCTGATCTGGCAGGAGAGCGGCGAATCCGGTTCTTTTAATAGTGACAATAACAAGAGCGAACAGCGCCTGATTGGCACACTGGACTGTTTCACAAAGGCCGAGTTTGATTCCCTGTTGGATGACGTGCAAACAACTTTCAGGACTCTTGGCTTGACTTGGCGCTTGGATACCGTCCAGTACGAGAGTGACACCGGATTAATCCACTATACTTGGTCTTGGGGGGTGACTTTCAATGGCGAAAATGAAATGGGTGGGTCTTGAAGAATACGAAATGCAGCTGTCGAAGCTGCAAGACATCAGCCGGGAGTGCATCGGGGAAGCAATCTATGAGGGCGCCGGTATTGTAGCCGATGCCGTCAGGGCCAACATCGAAGCCATACCGGTTGATAACCGAAGGGTGAAACAGGGTGAAATGCTTCACGGCATTTCGCAGCCGCAGAAAGATGGCCTGCTTGAGGGCTTTGGTATCGCACCGCTTCAGGATGACGAG